GCATGGGATTCGCCGACGACCTGATCGTCTACCTTGACGCCCAGTCCACGAAGGTCACAAGCGGCACCAGTCTCCGCAAACACTCGATCAGCGAGACAACCGGACGGGCCGTGTTCGTGATCGAAACCCCAGGGTTGCCTCCCGTCGCGAAGTTCTCGGCGCGTCCCGCGATCTCACGGCCCCGCGCCCAAGTCCTGATCCGTTCCACGAAAGCAATCGGCGGTGGTGGTATCCCCAACTCGACGGGAACCAGAGACCTCGCGGGCGATATGTGGGACATCTGTGATGGGGTCACCGAAACGAACATGAACGGCAACCGGTACATGCGGCTAGATTGTCTACAAGACCCGTACCTGATGCGGTTCGATGAGAGCGGCCGCGCGAACTTCGTGTTCAACGTCCAGGCGATGCGGGCGTTCACAACCCAAGCATAAGGAGGGCGGATAGTGAAGGTTCGTGTCGTGAACGGCATCTCGTTCCGTAAACACGGGTCGTGGGTGTCGCTCGAGCCGGGAAGCACGGTGGATCTGCCCCCCGAGTTGGCGGAGCTGTATCTTTCGGGTGGGGACGTAGAGAAGGTTTCGGAGCCTGTGAAGGCCAGCGCGAAGAAGAAGGCTGCTGGTGGCTCCGACGTTTCGTCCCGGTAGGACCGGGAAACTTCTGTTCAACAACACTGACCTGTCGGACATTCTCACGTCGGTGACGGTGGAAGCGTCCGCGAACGCACCGGATGTGACGACATTCCAAGACGCGGACGTGAACCGGCATCCGGCAGGCTTGCGGGACGGCTCCGTGTCGTATGAGGGACTGTTCGACGGGACGGCCCTGTCGACTGCTTCGACGGCGACGACGGGTGCGTTGGACGCAAAGTTTCAGTCGGCGTTGGGGAGTACGTCGCATCCGATTGTGACGTATGGTCCAGAGAACGACACGTTGGGGCGGCGGTGTCGAATGTTCCAACAGGTGCAGACGGCCTACACGGCGTCGTCCCCGGTGGATGATGTGGTACGAGTGTCGGCGGCGGGCGCATTGTCGGATCGTCACGACTTCGGGGTGTGGCTCCATGCCCTCGCGTCTCGTTCGTCGACGAGTTCGACGCTCGGGAACGTGAACTCGGGGGTCGCGGCCGGCACGACCGGCGGCGGCGTCGGGCATCTGCATTACACGAACGGGTCACTCGCGAACATGACCGTCCAAATTCAACATTCGTCGGCGGCATCGACAGGTTCGACGGACTCTTGGGCCAACATCATCACGTTCTCGGCGGTTACAGAATCGTCGGCGTCGGCGACTGCGGCGCAACGGTCCACCGTGTCAGGTACAGTGAAACGTCGGGTACGGGCGGTCATCACGACGTTCTCCACCGCGACGGGCAACTCGACGACGGGGACGTTTGCGGTTGCGTTCGCCCGCCGCGGCAAGATCAGCTAACCAGTTTTCTTGTTCGGAGCCGCGTGACGGCCCCCGGTTCATCACAAGGGGTCGTTCATGGCACCGACGTTCCGCGCTGGCCGCGGCCAATATTTGACTATCAGTTCGGCGACGGGTGGGACGATCAACTTCTCGTCCGGTCTCGACAACTGTTCTTTGGAGCGTTCCGCGGCTGATCTGGTCGTCACGACGTTCGGCGACGCTGACGCGGTGCGGCTCCCCGGCACGTTGAAGGATGCGTCGTTCACCGCGTCGGGGCATTTCGCGTCGACGTATGAGGCGAAGCTGGCGGCGATGTTGGGGCACACGACGTTGTTGTCGTGGGTGTATGGCCCGGAGTCGACGGACAACACGCGCCGTAAGATTAGTGGGTCGTGTGTGTTGACGAACTACACGGTGGGTGGTTCGGTGGACGGCAAGGTGGATATGTCGATCGCCGCGTCGAACTCGGGCTCGATCACCGCGACGACCTTTTAGACCCCTGGTTCAAGCCTCGCTGTTGGCGGGAAGGAAGGCACTATGTCTATTCGCGATAAGATTCTTGAGTCCGACGATCTCGATAAGCGGGTTGTTGATGTTCCCGAGTGGGGCGTCAAAGTCGAGGTTCGGACTCCGAATGGCCGAGACCGGGCACGGATCACGCGTCTGTTGCAGGACGAGACGGTGGAACCAGAAGTGGCGCTCGCAGCGTTGCTCATCCCCGCTTTGTTTGATCCTGAGACGGGGGATCGGATCTTCACCGAGGACGACGCCGACGTGTTGGTGGGGAAGAACGGAAACGCGCTGCAACGTCTTGCGGAGATCGCTTCGGGGGTCTCGGGGTTGACGGTTGAGGCGGTGGAGGAGGGAAAAGGCGACTGACTCTCGACCCGTTCCGTCGCTATTGCTTTGTCTTGGCTGAACGGTTGGGAATGACAGTCGACGATCTCCTTCTGCGTGTCTCGTCTTATGAGTTGTCGGAGTGGATGGCTCACGACGAGTTGACGGTGAAAGAGTCGGAACACGCGCAGGCGGCGGCGCAGACCAGGCAGGCAGTCCGCACGTTCTGATCCCCGCTTGGGGGACGCAACTCGTTCGAGGGCCGGCTTGTGGCGACTGTTGTAGCGGATCTGGTTGCCCGACTTCGGGCTGATACCGCGCAGTTCGGTTCTGCGATGAAGGGTGCTCAGGCCCAGACGACCCAGACGGCAACGTCGATGAAGTCGTCAATGTTGGGGATGGGTAAAACTGTGGCCGCGGGGTTTGCTGTCTATGCCGGAATCAACTTCTTCAAGGGTGCGATCAGCGAGGCTGAGGAGGCGCAGCGAGTCCAGGCGCAGACCGCGGCGGTCATCAAGTCGACGGGTGGCGCGGCGGGAGTGTCGGCGCAAGCCGTCCGACGGTATTCCGACGCGTTGTCGCGGAAAGCGGCTGTCGACAACGAGGTGATCCAGTCGGGGGCGAACATGCTTCTGACGTTCAAGAACATCAACTCGGAGATCTTTCAACGGTCGTTGACGGCGGCAACGGACCTCGCGGCGGGGTATGCGGCAGCGTCGGGTGGGACGGTGGACCTCAAGGCCGCAACGCTTCAGCTCGGGAAGGCGTTGAACGACCCGATAGCGGGAATGACCGCGTTGACGCGTGTTGGTGTGCAGTTCACCGAGTCTCAGAAGGATCAGATCAAAACGCTGGTCGAGTCGGGGAACACGCTCGCGGCACAGAAGATCATCCTGAAAGAGGTCGAGTCTCAGTTCGCGGGGTCGGCGGCGGCGAACGTCACCGCGTCGGCGCGACTGAAGGTCGCGTGGGCTGAAATCAAGGAGTCGGTGGGCAAGTCGTTGCTGCCGTTCTTGCAGTCGCTCGCGGATGCTCTAGTGCCGATCGCCGGGTTCTTCGCCAAGAACACCGAGTTGACGTATGTGTTTATCGCGGCGCTGCTCGCGATGTTGGGGCCGGTGGGCCAGGTGGTTGCGGCGCTCGTTGCTTTGCATGGGATACTCAAGGCGGTTGGTCTTGCTGGTGGGCCGTCGTTCGCCGAACGAGTCGCGGCTTTCAAGGCGAAGCACCCTACCGTGACTGGCGGTGGCGGGGGCTTCAAGTTCAAGCAGTGGGGTGGCCCCGTCTCTAGCGGTCAGACCTACATGGTCGGCGAGCAAGGCCCGGAATTGTTCACACCGTCAAGTTCGGGGTACATCGTCCCGAACCACCGGCTCGGCGCGGGTGGCGGCGGGGTGATGGTGGTCGTGCAAGGGTCGGTGATCTCCGAACGTCGTCTGGTGGATGTCATCACCGAAGCGCAACGTAAGAACACGCGGCAGGGCCGCTGAACCCCGAGAGGGTCACACCGTAGGGCGGTCCTCGTTTGGCGACCTCAGAGATCAACTTCACGTTCGCCGACCGCGAAGACCCGGCAGCGAACGCGCCGGCTGACAACACGATCACGTCGGCGGCGGCGGCGACAAGCAACGCGTTCCAGACGGAGATCCCGGTCCTCGACTTCGACGCGACAACTGACGAGAATACGTCTTGGGCGTTTCGGGTGCCGTCGGATTATTCGTCGGGTGGGACAGTCATCCTCCAATGGTGTTGCACCGGGGCAACCTCAGGAAATGTGGTGTGGAAGTGTTCGATCTATGTGGCGACGGCTTCGTCGTCGGATGTCGACACGTCAGCCGCGTTCAATGCGGTTGATACGTTCGCCGCGGATGCGGTGCCGGGTACGGCAGGCCAGTTCAAGACTTCTTCGCAGGCGTTGACATCTCCAGGGTTGGCGGCGAACCGGTTTGCGATCGTGATGGTGGGCCGCGACGCGAACAACGGTTCGGACACCGCGGCGGCTGACGCCCGGTTGTTGTCGGCGTCGTTCCAATACACCGCAACGTAGATGTATCTGACCAAAGACCATTTCCCGAACACCGGCCTAGGGTCGTTGCCGGAACTGGACATCGAGTTGTCGTTGCAGGTTCCGTCGCAGGCCCCGATTTGGCGGTCAGTGGTGTCGGATGCACGGTTGGCGACGGGGTTCAACACGAAGCGGGGCCGGTCCCGCGAGCTGGATCAGTTCGTGGCCGGCACCCTGGATTTGGAGTTGGACAACCGGGACCGGGGGTTCGACCCGGAACATTCGGCGTCGCCGATCTTCGAGCACATCAAACCGGAGCGTCGCATCCGGGTGCTGGCGAAGTGGGACGGCACCCAATACGTGGTGTTCGACGGGTTTGTGGACGGCTTCGAGCAGAAGTATGGCGAGAAGGGTTTGGACGCGTCGGCGGTGATCACCGCGTCGGATGGGTTCAAGTTGTTGGCGGCGACCGAGTTGCCGTCGTCGTTCTATGAGATGGTCGTGGCTACTGACCGGCCGGACCATTGGTGGAAGCTCGATGAGGCTTCCGGGCAGACGATCGCGCTGGACACGGGGGTCTCGGGAGCGAACCCGATGCCCGGTATCTACCGGGGAGGGGCGACTCTCGGGTCTAGCGCCGTCCCCGACTATGACGGCGACCGCACGGCCGTCGACTTTGACGGAACGAACGACAACGTAGCGATACCTGCTGCGGCCACACCAACCGCGACCTCGTATTCGATCGAGGGATGGTTCAATCGAGGTACCCAAGACGGCACGACGGCGGATGTGCTGGTTATTGCGGGTGGCACCGATCTTGGGTCGACGCATTTTATCGTTTTCACGGCTGTCTCGGCGTGGCTGGGGTTGTTGCTCGCTCGCGTCACAACGGGCGCACTAGGCGTTGGCACGGACTACTACGTTCAATCTCTGGCGCGCGTCGACGACGCTGCTGATCACCACTATGCCGTCACGGTGGACGGCCCCAACCAGCTCTTGACGCTGTATGTCGACGGAGTAAGCCAGGGGACGGCGGCGCCTCCAGCGACAACCCTCCCGTCGGGCGGATTGGTGCTGGCAGCCACAACCACCGCATCAAACAATGGGTACCCTTACGACGGATTGCTTGCCCATGCCGC